TTATGGAGAGCCAGATGGGGAGCCATATTTTTTTGCGGGTATGGGAAGAGTTACTGATGAAGAATACAGCGAACAAGTAGATAGAATGAAGGCTGGATTAATTCCTAACCTAAATGACCTTGGAGCAGTACAGGCAGCAAAAGATACTATTGCAAAGTATGGAGACGAAGAATAATGTCAGAAGATCAAGAGTATATTCTTAGAGCAAGCATTGATAATCTTATAGAGCCAACTGACTCTTTTAAAACATCAGATCCATTCAACAAGACATGGACAGAACTAAAGTCATATTCTGGTTTGGACAATAACTTTAAAAGAAGAACATCACGTTTTATGGAAAAGTCAGCAAACGCTCCAGGACAAGGTTATATTGATAGCGCAAGAGCAGAGCAACACGGACTTGGAGACGCAAAGTCAAAAGAGATTAATCCTGGAACAGTATACAGAAATGGCTATGGTTTATTTGATGTAATCACTCCACCTTGGAATGTTTATGAACTTGCAAACTATTACGATACATCATTTGCTAATCATGCTGCGATTGATGCTAAAGTAGAAAACATTGTTGGCTTAGGTTATGACTTTGAGGTTGCACCAAGCACAATGCTTCGTTTAGAGTCAAACAAAGATACAGAACAAGTAGCAAGAGCAAGAAATAGAATTGAACGTGCAAAGATTGAAATGCACGAATGGCTAGAATCATTAAACGATGATGATTCTTTTACAACAACAATGATGAAGGTTTACACAGATGTGCAAGCAATCGGAAACGGGTACCTTGAAATTGGAAGAACCACTCGTGGAGAGATTGGATATGTAGGTCATATACCAGCAACTACAATGCGTGTTCGTAGATTGCGAGATGGCTATGTTCAGATAATCGGAAATAAGGTTGTCTATTTTAGAAATTTTGGTGCAAAAAATCCGAATCCAGTTGCGTCGGATCCAAGACCAAATGAAATAATACACTTTAAACAGTACTCGCCTTTAAATACTTTTTATGGTGTACCAGATATAATGTCGGCAATAAACTCGCTCCATGGAGACCAGTTAGCGTCACAATATAACATCGACTACTTTAGCAATAAGGCTGTCCCTCGTTATGTTGTGACCCTAAAGGGTGCTCGACTTTCGGCAGATGCTGAAGATAAAATGTTTAGGTTTTTACAGACAAGTCTAAAGGGTCAGTCACACAGAACTCTTTACATCCCTCTTCCAGGAGATACAGATACCAACAAGGTTGAATTCAAAATGGAACCAATTGAAAACGGTGTCCAAGAAGGTTCATTTGAAAGGTATAGAAAGCAAAATCGTGATGATGTTTTAATTGCACACCAAGTACCACTATCAAAGATAGGTGGCGGAGATGCAGGTTCAATTGCAGCAGCACTTGCTCAAGACCGTACCTTTAAAGAGCAGGTATCAAGACCAGCACAAAGAGAAATTGAAAAAATTATTAATAAAATAATTAAAGAAAAGACTGATATTTTAGTTCTTAAGTTTAAGGAACTAACCCTTACAGATGAAATTGCTCAGTCTCAGATTTTAGAAAGATATGTAAAGACTCAGGTAATGCTTCCAAACGAAGCAAGATCTGCATTAGGACTTCCTCAAAGGGAAGGAGGGGACGAGCCGTTCAATCCTAAACCAGAACAAGCAGCAAACGATAATGCTGATAGAGCACGGGATGGGGAAAGAACAAATAACCAGTCCGATGGGTCAGCCACAATTAGTGGAAGAAATCCAAAGGGTGAAGGGCGATCATCTCAGTAATTGAGATATTGCAAAAAAAGGCTCTATAATATATTCTAGTATGACTATATCTAAAGCCCATTGGGATACCACTGGCGACTCAGTAAGACTTTCCCTTCCATTTGCGAAGGTTGATAAGGAGAGACGTATCGTCTCTGGTTTTGCATCTCTTGATAACGTTGATAAGCAAGGCGATATTGTAACAGCAGAAGCATCAATGAAAGCATTCTCAAAGTTTCGTGGAAACATTCGTGAGATGCATCAGCCACTAGCAGTTGGCAAGATGGTTAATTTTAAAGAAGATAGATACTTTGATCCAGAATCTAAAAAGTTTTATTCTGGTGTTTTTGTTTCAGCATATGTATCAAAGGGTGCACAAGATACATGGGAAAAAGTTTTGGACGGTACACTAACAGGATTTTCTATTGGTGGTCGTATGAATAAGTGGGATGACGGTTACGATGAGAAGTCAGATTCCACAATTAGAATTATTAAAGATTATGATCTTGTTGAGTTATCGTTAGTTGATTCTCCAGCAAATCAGTTTGCAAACATTATGCAAGTTGAAAAGGTAGATGGAGTAGATGTTGTTAAGGGGCAAGATGTTTCATTAGAAAATGTTTTTTATGATGAAGAGTCTGGTTTGGTTATGGTGTCAGAAGAAGAATCTGTAACAAGTCCAGTTAACGGAAATGAAATGAAGAATATAGGGTTCGTTGAAAAAACGGATAATGAAAAAATGGATATAGTCAAATTCTTAGTAGATAGTGCTAAAGGCATTGATGCTAAGATTAAGAAGGAGGATAATCCTATGGCAAAAAAGACAAAGGTTGAAGAAACCGAAGTTACTAAGTCAGAAGAAATCGCTCCAGAGGCAGATGCCGTAGTTGAAACTCCTGTTGCAGAAGTTACTGAAAAATCTGAAGAGGTTGCAGTAGCAGAAGATACTGTTGAAAAGTCTGAAGAGACTCCAACAGAAGAAGTTGCAAAGGCTGAAGAATCAGTTGAAGCACCAGCAGCAGAAGTTGCAGCAGAAGTATCTAAGTCAGATGAAGCAATTGTTGAAGCAGTTGCAGAAATCAAGAATACAATTACATCAGCCTTTAGCGATTTAGTTGAAACTGTAAAGTCTTTGCAGGCAGAAGTAGAAATGCTTAAGTCCACAAAGGTCGATACAGCAGCAGTAAAGAGTTCACTTGATGCAGTCGCCAAAGACATTGCTGCAACAGTTGAACATGTTGACAAGTTTGGAAAGAGAGTAGACGCAGTAGAAGCAGACACTGCTTTCCGAAAGTCTGGCGATCTAGGCGAGATCGTACAGGATCAACCAGAAATGGTTGAAAAATCCCTATGGGGCGGACGTTTCCTCAAAACAGCCGACTTATTTAGTAATTAATAAGCAGAATCACTTAGGAGGTGACAATATGTCGGAAGAAATTAAGAAAAACCAGCCAGGAGAATCAGGCGAACTCGGTGGAACAACACCAGGTTTATATCAAGGACAAGGTGCATTTGCATCAGGTTCTGAAGCAGGATCAAACATCCCTGGCAATTATACTGATGGTGGCGCACTAGGAAATATTCCTAACGCTAACCTTGGTGTTACCACTGGTCCTAATGCCGTAAACCCTTCGGGTGATGCTGCAAGCGGAATCCTACGCCCTGAACAGGCACGTCGTTTTATTGACTACGTTTGGGATGCTACAGTTCTCGCTCAAGATGGTCGTCGTGTGACGATGAGAGCAAACACCATGGAATTAGAGAAGATCAACGTCGGTGAGCGTGTAATTCGTGCTGCTGCTCAAGCAGTTGGAAACTATACAAACACTGGTGCTACATTCTCAAAGGTAGAACTTACAACCAAGAAGATTCGTCTAGATTGGGAAGTATCTGCTGAAGCACTAGAAGACAATGTCGAGGGTGGTGCATTAGAAGATCATCTAGTTCGCTTGATGACAAATGCATTCGCAAATGACATTGAAGATCTTGCTATCAACGGTGATGGTGCAACAGCGCCATTCCTTTCTATTATGCCTGGCTTCATCAAGAAGCACAAGGACAATGGAGACTCGCATGAAGCAGCAATCACTGTTGCTGACAATGCTTGGACACCTGCAGTAATGCAGGACATCATTCTCGCTATGCCACGCAAGTACCGTGCACTTAAGAATAACCTTAAGTTCTATGTAGGTACAGATGCATTCGCAGGTATCGTTAAGAATAACGGTACTCTTTCAGATGCTATCGCTGAAGCACTTGGCAAGAATGGTAATACATACGCCAACACACAGTCTTACTTAGACGGTGCTGGTCAGACATTCGGTGGAGCACGTACAACTCGTGTTCTAGGTATCGATGTCCAAGAAGTTCCTTACTACCCTGCAGGTTATGTCGACTTGACATTCCCACAGAACCGTGTATGGGGCTTCCAGCGTGATATCATCGTAAACCGTGAATACGTTGCGAAGAAGGATACAATTGAATATACTGTATTCGTTCGCTTCGGTATCCAATGGGAAGAAGAAGATGCAATCGCATGGGCAGACTCTGCAGCAGATGCATAATCTGTAAGCAGTAACCTTTGAGAGGGGGAAGGGGTTAATTCTCCTCCCCCTCTTAACTTTTTATTATTCTGTTATAATAGTCACAAGGAGGTAAATAATGGAAGAAAACAATAATGCAGAACAACCCCAGGAACTAAACGCTTGGGAAAAGTATAAGTTAGAAAACGATCAGCCATCAACCAATGTTGAGGCGGTTGCTCAAGAAAATAATGTTGAGGCATCAGTTTCTGAAGTACCAGAGTCTTCTGATGCTATTACAACAGCAGATCTTAGCGCATCTTCAAGTGATACAGTTCAGGCTGTAGGATCAATAGAAAATGGCGTTATCGGTGTTGCTGAAACACCACGTCCAGTCAAGCAGGCTGTTAATGCTTCTCCAACGAAGTCAAAAAAGACAGTAGCAATTTACTCTACAAAGAATGTAAGTTGGAGTTCAGTTGGCAAGGTATATCGTGGATACAACATCGTTACACCAGAGCAGGCTGAAAAATGGTTAACACGTAGCCATGTCAGACTTGCTACACCAGAAGAAGTAGCCAAGGAGTTTGGCAACTAAATGGAAGTTCTAAGAGTTCCGCCATATAATTTAAGCGTTACGCTTGATGTTGCTTTAGCAACTACAGAGTATGAATACGCTATTACCGATATGGCGGACTCTTTAGAAACAACGGGTGAAGTTACATCTGATGCATCAGGCAAAGTAACCATCCCATTATCCTCAAAATATGATACTCAGTATAAAATCACGGTAGACGGAGAGGATACATATGTAGACGTAGTAAGACCATACTCAAACCCAAACGACAATGGATCAACTGCTACAGAAATACAAGCATACAGAAAGAACGAAGAATTAGCAAGAGCAATAATAGATTCGGTTTGTGATGTAGATTTCTATTTTACAAAAAAGACAATTGAGACAACTGGTTTGGGATTAGACTATATTCCTATTTGGGTAAATGCAAAAAAGATTTTAAAGGTTTATGAAAACAATGTTTTAGTTTATGATGCAGATGATGTAGAAAACTCTACATTTGTGTTTGAAATAACTTCTGATGGATCTGCTGTTACAACAAAGTATCCAGATTTGGTTAATCGTAATGAATCAAACCCAATTCTTTATCCTGGATCACCTACAGATTATTTAGATTTTCTTTTTTCAGAACGAGGTTTTCCAAGAGGTTGGGATTATAAGATCGAACTAGAAGTTGGATATCATAAGGTTCCATCAGATATAGTAAGAGCAACAGAGTTATTAATACACGATATTGATTGTGGAAAGTTAGATTATTACAAGAGATATATTGGTTCGTACAATACAGATCAATTTAGAATTCAGTTTGATAAGGCTGTATTTGACGGCACTGGAAATTTATTAGTCGATAAGATATTAGATAAGTATCGTAAACCGATTGAGTTCGTCGGGGTTCTATAATG